AGTTGATTGGCAGCGTGCATTAAAGTAGATAGATAATTGAAGATACCCATAACAAAGGAAAATTTGACAGTCATTTCATATCCATCAACAAAACGATCTATTTTCTTCATCAAACCTTTGTAAGGGACAAATCTAGCATTATTTTTCATTTTCGATAACACATGTTCTCGTGTAATAAATTTCTTTTTGAACATCAACTCTGCAAAATCAGTAAAATCAGAAATGAAATCGCCTGGTAATAATCCCCCCATACCCCGAATGAAGTGGATATACTTTTGGAAAACACTATGTGGGGCCCATCGACGACAATCCAAAACCCATCTATAAATCTTGTTGACCCATGGCCCAGGACCTCTCTCATAAAAATCTGAATGGATGATAGCGTGTCTCTTATTACTAGGGATTGATATAAATTCATTTGGCAACATTTTACAAATCTTCTTGAAAAATTGTTCAATTGGATTTTGCTTTGCCTTTGTATTTATGTCCATACAAAAAATCTCCCGACCACCACCTCGTTGAATCTTATGAACAACATGGAATAATAATTCCTTTAGCTCTAGATCGTTGATCTTTTCATTATTAATAAGATTTCCTGATTCAACTAAATCTGCATTAAGATAACTATTTAGTCTATCAGTGATTATCTTATCTCCTAATAAGTCATGGACTTTTTCATACACTATTTCATAGCCTTTTTTATTAAAAAAGTTCTCTTTATTCCAACCACGCAAACCATTTGAATTAGCAATCTTATCCAAATCTTGATTTTTCAAATTCTGCCATGTGTTTGACAATTCAACTGTATCAGTCAAGTTACTCAAATAGCCTGAAACATGATGTCCTAAGAATTGACAATAAATAGGATCATATTTGAAATCATCATCATAAGCAGTTTCATCAAAATTCAAAACATCAATCCTATGACTCACATCATCCATACCATTTACCTTAGGATGTAACTTTTCATAATCAATAGAATCTTGTAAGATTTCCCAAAGATTACTTGCCTGTTCAATACTGCTATTAACAGGAGCCTTAGTCATCATGTAGGTGATGTATATGAAGTTGGTCAGATGATCAGTACCCAAAATAGGTTCATCTAACCATAAATCCTTCAAATTACTGTCTAAAATTAAGGAATCCACATCTTGTCTTGCAACCGACCTCACTTTAGTCAATTTTGAGGCAAAATTTACATAATTCTTGCTAAGTTTAAATCTCAACCAACCGTCGAGGTAGGTCTGATTAAAATTGGCGAAGCTCTCTATTATACCTCATATATTTGCATGATCACCTAGAGGGTTGACAATGAGATATATAGAA